AACTTGGTAATATTCCTCCTAAGAAAATGGAGGTTTCAAAACGTATTATAAAAAAACTTCGTAAATCTGACATTATTGTTTCTTCGGAAGAAAGTTTTAATGCTAAAACTTTAGTTGATATTCGTAAGGAAGTCAAAGAAATGGAGAAACTGTATGGTAAGATTGATGTTATAATTATAGACTATTTAGAATTGTTAGAAGTAGGCGATGGACATAATTACACGCCAGGAGAAGAACGTTTTCGGCAAGCTAAACTTGCAAAAGGAATGAAAATGCTTGCGATGGAATTTAATGCTGTTGTTCATACAGCTACTCAAAGTTCAAACATTCCAGAAGAACAAAAGAATGATCCAGAGTTCGTAATTACTCGTGCTCAATTAAGTGAAGATAAAGGAAAAATTCGTCCATTTGATATTTTTATAACTATTAATCAAACAAGAGACGAAGCCAAAGAAGGTATAATGAGATTACACACTGATAAAATAAGAGAATATAAGAATGGAGATCCTATTTTAATAGCAAATAATTTTGAATATGCAAGATTTTATGATCGTAAACGAACCATGGAGATAAATATGAATTTAGAATAATATGAGAAGATCAAAAATGATAGATGATTCAGATTTGAAAGATTTATTGATAAATCCTAAATTAAACAGAAGCGGTCAATATGTGTGCGATTGTATTTTTTGTGGTAAAGAAGGACATATGTATGTCAGTAAGGAAACTCAACTTTTTGATTGTAAGAAGTGCGGTGAGCACGGAAGTATTTATAAATTATTAAAACAACTTGGTAAAACTTATCTACTTGGCGGATCTACTATTGAAATTCGTGATACTATTCAGAGTCTTCGTAATATGTTAGAAAAAGAGTTGGAGAACGATGAGGTGACGTTAAAAGAACTTCCTTTAGTAAGTATGCCTGCAGGATGGAAAATTTCGTTAACAAGCACTGCATATTTAAAAAATCGAGGCATAACGCCTGATGATTGTAAGCGTTATAATATAGGAGCTACTAAATTGTTTAAAAAATATGAAAATTATGTTTTAATTCCTGTTTATGATAATAAAGAAATAAAAGGTTTTGTTGGAAGATATGGTTCTAAAAAAGTTCCCGATAATAAATTGAGATACAATAATAGCGCAGGAACGAAATTTTCAGAATTATTATTTGGTTATGATGAAATAACAGAAAATACTTCGACAGTTATTTTAGTTGAAGGAATCTTTGATAAAATTTCTGTCGATAAAGTATTAAGACTTTGGGATCAAGAAGAAATAAAATGCGTATGTACATTTGGGAAAAAGATATCGTTTGAACAATCTAAAAAATTAAGATTAAAAGGAATTATAAATATCATATTGATATATGACTTTGATGCTATTAAAGAAATTAGAAAATACGGTTTGGAGCTTGAAAATTATTTTATTACAAGTATAGGTTATACAACAAAAAAAGATATAGATGAATGTAGTGAAGAAGAAGCATTAGAAGTTTTTTCTCATTTACAAAGACCAAAAGATTTTAATATTGATGTGATTGGTAAACTTAAAAAATAAAAAATATGGTAGCAAAAACAAAAAACCTTTCAGTAGCAGAATATTTTATTGCTATACAAAAAGAATATTTGATTGCTGAATTTAGAAAAAAAATTTATTTCAGTCCAAATGATAAAATGTATTATCAAAAGGTTATGAATTTTAAAGTTGAAAAAATTAAAAACATAGCGGATAGAAATCATTTAGATAGCATATTAAATAATTCATTTAAAATGGAAGAATTAAAAAATGAATTGTTTGATAAATTAGGAAAACCTAAATTTGAAATGAATAAAACAGATTTAGAAAATTATTATGCTAAAGGTAATGATTTTTCATTTAGGGGAGATATTTGGATTTTAGATAAAATAAATGAAGATGAAACTTTGACTCTTTATTCTCCAAAGTTACAAAAGTATGAAATTGCTAAAAAAGATGAAGTCTGTAGAATACTATAATTTTTTTTTATATTGAGATTATACACTTATTTATAGAGTTTTCTGGCTATTTTATTTAAAAAAGATTAAATCTTTGATTTTTTACCAAAAACTTTATAAAAAAATTTTGTTTTGGTGAAAAAAAGTATTATCTTTACTTCAGAATTACCAAATCGTAAATCAAATCGTAAATCAAATCGTAAATCAAAATGGGAAAAGAGATTAAAATGTCAGAGAAACTCTACTATAGATATGAATATCTTGCTAATAAATATGCCAGCAAAATATTTTCGTATGAAGAGTTGTCATTTGAATTCGATGATTTAGTTCAAGAATTCAGAATAAAGATATTTACATCCATAAAATCTTATGGTAAAAGATGGGATAAATATCGTAACAATGAAGCGTCAAAACCTGTTCCAATTCGTTTTTATCTCGAAGCTGCTTGTTCCAATAAGATGAGAGATTTCATGAAATACATAAGCAGAGAAAATTATAAAACACGGATTGATGATATCAATTATGACTATGGAATTGAAGACGATACGAATATTGTTCCAGAAAAAAATAAGTTTTTTGTAAATGGTATTGATTTATTGGAAGGTTTATCTGGTAAAGAAAGATCTGTATTTAGCCTTTTTTTGAGAGGTTACAATAGAAAAATCATCAACAAAGTTTATTACAATAAAGAAGAGGAAAAAATAAAAAAACAAGTGATTGATAATGGAGATGAACCATTTACTGTAATAGATATAATAGAGATGCAAAAAAGTTATCTTATAAAAAAATATGGCAATGATTTACTTCAAAAGCGTAAAGTTTATTCAAGTTATAATTTAGATGAAGATTGATTGAGGGCTTAATAAAGTAGTATAAACAAATTTTTAAATCGTAAAAAAAATGGCAACTAAAATGAATGCAACAATTGCAAAAAGAGTGAAAACATTAGGAATTAATGTTAAAACTGAAGAAGAAGCACGTGAAAAACTTATTGAAATTCTCGCCAGTAATGGAATTGATGGTATGGATGATGAAGACATCGATACATTGATTGAAATCGCTGAATCTTTTGTAGAAGATGAAAATAATAATGATGATTCTTCTGAAGAAGATGAAAATGATGAACTTGCTAAAGAAGTTATGGAAGAAGAAAAACCTGTAAAAAAATCTTCAAAACCTGCTGTTAAAAAAGTAGAAGTAGAGGACGAAGAAGAAGACGAGGAAGAAGAAGATGACGAAGAAGATGATGAAGATGAAAAACCTGTAAAAAAATCTTCAAAACCTGTTGTTAAAAAAGTAGAAGAAGACGAGGAAGAAGAAGATGACGAAGATGAAAAACCTGTAAAAAAATCTTCAAAACCTGTAAAAAAATCTTCAAAAATTACTAAAAAAGTAGAAGTAGAAGAAGAAGATGAAGATGAAAAACCTGTTTTAGCTTCTAATGTAAAAGTAAGTAAAAAATCAGTTGAAAAAGTTCCTGCTAAAAAGGTAGTTGAAACTGGAAAAACGGATAAAAAAAGTATTGTGAAACTTGATCCCAAAAACAATGAAGAAGATAGAAAAGCATTTAAACCTTTACATAAATTATTTCCGGAAAGTGAATATGTGTATAATTGGATATCGAAGTCTGGAGTTACTATCAAATATAAAGGCAAAAATTCTAATCGTTCGTTAGTCCTTATTGAAAATTGTTTGATTCAAAAAGACGATTCAATAAAATGCACCCTTTATTTTTTGATTTTCACAAAGTCTAAAGAACCTCTTGATAAAGCCGGAATTGAATATGAAGTTTGTTGGAGTGGTGCTCCCTTTATTAAAGGAATTACGCTTTTAGAAGCAATTGAAATTATTACTGGTTTTATGGGAGAAATTACTGCTACTGTTCAAAAAATAGACAAAAAACTCGGCGAAAATCGTAATAAAATGGAAGAAAATTTGAACAAAAAACCTGTTGCTAAGAAAATTTCAAAAAAGAAATAAGTAACATTTGTAAATATTAAAAGGAGGATATGAAAATATCCTCTTTTTTTATTTATACAAAGTTATTTATTTAGGTTATAAATAAAGACTGAATTAGAATAATAACAAAAATAAAATTGAAATTATGAACATAGACTTTGATTTAAATAATGTATTTATGCCTGAACTTGGTGTAGTTAGAACGGAAAATTTTTCAGGAATGTATCCTGTAATTAATCATTATATTTTTACCCAAAAATCTTATGAACCAAGTCGTGATGGTAAAGTAAAAGAAATACTTGATTTTAAAACACAATTGATAAATCCTTATCGCAGATGCGTAGGAGGTTATAAAAGAAATATAAATATTTTTTTCCTTTTAGCAGAAGCCATATGGATTGCTTTAGGAAAAAAAGACGCATATTTTCTAACTCTTTTTAATAAGAAAATATCCGATTTTTCTGATGATGGTAAGACTTTTCACGCTCCTTATGGTTATCGTCTAAGACATTGGGGGATAAGAACTGAAGATTCATTTGTTGATAATTTGAATGCTTCAAAGGGATATGATCAAGTCATTGATGCTATTAAATTATTTTCAGAAAATCCTAATACAAGACAGGTTGTTATGTCTATTTGGAATCCTAATTTTGATTTGGGATACAAAACAAAAGATATACCTTGCAATGATATATTAATGTTGAAAATAAGGAATGGAAAATTAATTACTACCATTCAGAATAGAAGTAATGATTTGCATTGGGGGTTGCCAACTAATATATTTCAATTTAGTTTTTTGACGGAAATTATCGCTGGATCTTTAGGAATTGAACTTGGAACTCAAACGCATAATTCTCAAACTCTTCACATATATGAATGGAATGATATTGCTAAAAGTATGAGTGATTTATGGATAAAAAAATATAAAGACGACAAGGTAGTTGGAAATATGTATGAAGATTGTGATGCTGAAGAAAAACATATAGATTTTAATTTTAGCCATGAAATACCTGTAAATCGTTTTAGAGAAATTGAATATAATCTTCAAATTATAATTAATAATCTTATTAAGATATCAAAAGGAGAAGATGAGATACAAGACGAAATTGAGCAATTAGCAACTTTTTCTAATTATCTTTATAGTTCTTATAGACTATTAAAGATTTATTTAAAATACAAGGAAAAAATGACTGATTCAATGACTATTGCAGAAAAAGATGATGAAAGATATTGCGCTTTTTTTGAAATAGAAGATTTAGAATCTGAAATGGGATATGATGATTTTAATTGGGATATTTCAATGCTTGCTAAGAATTTTTTTGCGGCAAGGTTGTTTAATAAAATGAATCATAAATATTTAGGTAAATTATAAATATGACAGATACTTTAGCAAAGTGGATAGAAGAAAATAAGTTGATAATATCAGAGTCAAAATTAAACAATTGCGATATTATTTCAATAGAAGGAATTGGTGATTTTCTTTATTTACATTCATTTGAGGGAAAAATAATTGATGAAGATTTTTCATTTATACTTTCGGATGATGAATTTGATATATTAGACGAGAAAAAAGTAAATTTTGTTTTGTTTGAATTCGGAACTAAATTCTATTATTCAGGATTAAAACAAGATAAAAATAAGTATAATGAAATTATATACAAGCCGGAATTTAATGATTTTAAATATCTTGGCAAAACAAGTGAACCGTTTATAATGGATTTTGCCCATATAGGCATTCATACAGAATATGAGATTATGAATGGTTCTGGTTCTCCCGAATTGTGGATTAAAAAGGGTTCTTTTCTTGGTTGTAAGGCGCTTGGAATTTGCGATAAAAATAGTATGGCTGGCACTCTTTCTTTTCAAACTTTTTGTGAAAAAAAGGGGATTAAATCAGTAATTGGAGAAACAATATCTGTTGCTAAAGAATATTCAGAGGGAAAGCAAAATCAAGAAACATTTGAATTAAAAATGTATATCTTGAATTATCAAGGATGGAAAAATTTGTTACTTATAAATAAAGCTATAAATGTTGATTATAATGGTTTTATTCCGGATACATTACTTTATACACTCGGAAAAGGATTATGCTGTGTAGTGCCTAAGGAAAGCGAATTAAATTATATTAAAGATAATAGGAAAGAAGTAATAAAACTTATAACTAAATACAATAAAAGTTTTGATAAAGTATATTATCAGATTGACACTGTTAAATTTACTTCTAAACAGTTGTTTAAAAAACATCTTGAAAATATAAATACATATTTGTGTAATTATCGCAAATTGTTAAAGCCTATTTTGATAAATGATTCATATTATCTTGATAAAGAAGAAAGTGAGCTTAAAACATTATTAAATAAAATCAATAAGAAAGTTTCTCCGGAATCAGAAGATCAATATTTCAAAAGCGTTGGAGATACCATTAATTCTTATTCAGAATGGATTGAAGATGTAAAACCTTTATTTGAAGTAATAACAACTGGCATATTAAATGCTTCTGAATTAGTTGACGATATAAAATTCAGGATTAATACAGGAGAAAGAAAATTACCTCATTTTGAAGTAAAAAATGTTGAAGAATTATTTTTTAAGGAATTAGAAAAAGGTGTGAATGAAAGATTGGCGGATTTAGATCCTAAAGAACTTGAAATTTATTTGAAACGAATAGAAACAGAGTGCAATGTTATAGTTCCTAATGGATTGTGTGATTATTTTATGATCCTTTGGGATGTAGTGCAATGGTGTAAAAAGAATGATATAAATGTAGGAACAGGGCGTGGTTCGGTTTGCGGTAGTCTTGTAGCTTATTGTCTGTATATTACAGATGTTAATCCATTGAAATATGATTTGCTTTTTGAACGTTTTTTAAATGAAACTCGTGTTTCAGGAGAGCGTTCAAAATCAGCCGACTCAATGCCAGATATAGACATAGATTTTCCAACGCAATATAGAGATGATGTGAAAAATTATATCAAAGAAAAATATGGATATGATTACACTTGTTCTATTGGAACATATACAAGAATGAAATTAAAAACTTGTATAAAAGATTTTGGTAAAGAAAAAGGATTATCTTTCGATTATACGAATAAATTGACAAAAGATATAGATGATCAAATTGAGTACACCTGGGGAGATTTAATTGAGTATGCTACAAAATCTAAGAGTTTATTCAAATTTGTTCAAGAATATCCGGATATTGTTCATCTAACAAAATACGCTTTATTGCTCCCTAAGTCAGAATCTGTTCATCCTTCAGCAGTTGTTATAGTTCCTAAGTTTAGAATTGATGAAAGTCATGCTGATATAAATCTATGGGAATGGATGCCTATCAAGAAAATTGATGGTGTTCTTGTATCCGAATGGGAAGGTAAATACATTGATAAATCAGGATTCTTGAAAGAAGATATTCTCGGTTTATCTCAGCTTGATAAATTTAAGAGTATATTGACTTTGATAAAAAAGAATACTGGTAAAAATATAGATGTTAATAAAATACCTTTAGACGATGAGTCGACATTTAGATATTTCAAAAGAGGATGGAATGAAGACGTATTTCAGTTCGGTACTACTGGTTTGATGAATTATTGTCGACAAGTTAAACCTGATACACTTGAAGAACTTATAGCAATGACTGCTTTATTTCGTCCTGGTCCGATGGAAATAAATGCTCACGCAGATTTTGCTGATATTAAGAACGGAAAGAAAAAACCTTCTTATGATTTTGGTATGGAAGAAATTACCAAAGAAACGTTTTCATTGTATGTGTATCAAGAACAAATTATGAAGGCTGTAGTTGTAGGAGGATTAACGGAAGTCGAATCAGATATTCTTCGCACTACTATAAAAAAGAAGGATGTAAAAACATTAAGTTCGTTTGGAGAAAAATTCCAAATGGGATATTCAAAATTTCTTGAAAATAATGGAATTGAAAAACCAAAAGAATATGCTAATAAAGTTTGGAATAAGTTACTCGCTTTTTCAGGATATGGTTTTAATAAATCCCACGCTACTGCATATTCAATTATGTCTTATTGGAGTCAATGGTTTAAGGTAAATTATCCATTAGAATTTTGGACAACTGCATTACAATTTTCTAAAGAATCAGAAGTAACATATAGACTTGCTGAATTAAAGAAAACTGGAGTGGAAATTGAAATTCGTCCTCCAGATATTAATTTTTCTGACATCAATTTCACGTGTGATCCGAAAGAACAACGTATTTTCTTCAGCTTGATGAAAATAAAAGGAGTAGGCGAAATAGGAGTCCAGAATATTATAAATACAAGAAACGAGGGTGGTCAATTTTATTCATTAGAAGAGTTCCTAAGCCGAGTACCTTCAAAGGTTAATAAAACGGTTGTAAAGTGCCTTATTATTGCTGGAGCGTTTGATTTATTAGAAAATATTACTAATCCAAGAGATAGAAGGAAACTTTTGGTTAAATATTTGGACATGAAAGGAGACGTTATGCCAGAAGAGTATAATGTTGAGGATGCTAAAACTAATGCTTTTTGGATATTAGAACAAAAACGTTTGACTGGTTTTGGTGAAGTTGATTATGAAAATATGATTCGTGAATCTATACCAAATAAAAGAATCGCTAAAATCTATATTAATGATTCTGAATTTTTAATTACTAAGGAAAAAACTGAAGTTGCTGTAGCAGGTAAATTAATATACTACAAAGAAAAAGAAATTAAGAGCGGAACCATGTGTACTTTAAACATAGATTGTAATAATACAATAATTCCTGTTCTTATGTGGCCTGATGCTTTTGAAAAAATAGGAGAAGAAATTTCTAATCTAAAGGGGTGTATTATTGCTGTAAATGGAATAGTAAAGAATGACAAATTCAAAAATGAAAAGAAAATAATTAGTAACAATAGAACAAAGTTATATGTAATATCCGATCATAAAAATAAGATTGATAATTTTTTAAGATCAGAAAAATAGTAATCATAAAGTTATGAAAGAATTTGTAAATAAAATTGTGACACTTGATAATATCAAGCAATGGGAAGAAAGAGATAGCGTTATAAAAGAAAGCGTATCTCAACATTCATTCAAAGTATCTGCAATATGTGTTTTTCTTTTGGAAAATATTCCTGACTTCCCAAATGAGTTTTATGATTTTAAACTTAAATGCGTAGAATATTCTATCTTGCATGATTTTGATGAATCAATTCTTGGTAGGGATATAAGTCATGCCATTAAGTATAATGATTTTAATGGATCAGATATTCGTGAAAATCTTGATAAATTTGTTGAACATAAATTAGAATTAATGAAATTAAAATTTTTGTTTGATAAATTTAATGATAAAGATGTAAAAATTTTTTGTAAGTTGTGTGATTGGATTGGACTTTATACTTTTATAACAAGAAATGAAAAAATGGGTGTAAAATCGTTTAAATCTGAAAAAGTGTATTGTTTAAAAAACATAGAAATAAAAAGAATTGAATCTGAAGAAATATTGAAAAATAGTTTCGGAATCAATTTTAATTTTGAAAATTTAATAAATAATTTAATAAAATAATTATGGAGAAAATAGCAATGACAAAAGAAAGCGTTGATAAAATATTCAACTCAGTAGGCGAAATTCTTGTAAAGAAGAATGCCGATTATGGCGGAGCTTCGTTTGATTTAGGAATTAATGGTAATATGGTTCATATTTGGGATAAAGCAAGAAGATATAGAAGTCTTGTCGAAAAACAAATGAAAGGAGAAAATCCTAATTTTGAAAGCATTGAAGATACATTGAAAGATATAATTGGATATGCTGTAATTGGTCTTCATATTTTGAAATCCGATAATGAATAATAGATATGGAAAAGAAAATAATTAAAATTGCGGATAAATCATATAAATTATTGTTTGATAATTTTGATGAAGAAATGGAAATTGATTCTCTATTGAAAATTGATTATTCAAATTTAATAGGAGAATTGATCACTTTTCCAGTAATTGTTAATAGATTTGGAAATCTTCTTGCTGAAGCTGAATCTCAGGTTTCAGAAGCTAAATTAAATTTGGAAGTTTTTGAAGCTAAAACAAAAGAAAAATTGAGAATTGAATTAGCCGAGCAAAATGGAGGTAAAAATCCAACGGTTGAAAATCTCAATAATGCTGTTGTTAGTAGTAATTCTTATCAAGCAATGAGAAAAAGAATGATTGAAGTTCAAAAGAATAGAGATTATATTAATTCAATATTTTGGTCAGCAAAAGATAAATCTGAAAAGCTAAATAAACTCTCAATGTCTATACAATCCAATGAATTATCAGATAGTGTTATAGAAGGAAGAGTGAACAACGTTTTAATTAAAAGAACGAAAAGAGTGATTGAATAACAACAAATTTTAAATTTTAAAAATTATGGAAAAAAAAGAAACATCTGGAGATCTTCGCTCGCAATTGAAAGCAATTCCTATTAAGAAATTGAAAAAGCGTATAGATGAAGATAATGAAAACATTGGCGCTTATTCTACTAATGAATATTTAAATCTTGAAGACGGAAAGACTTTGAAAATACGTATTTTCCCTGCTCATCCAGGAGGTGAAGATTTTTACATTTCAAAGAAATGTTATTGGCTTACAGTAATTGGCAATGATGGAGAACCAAAACGTACTACTGTTCTTGATTCAAAACTTCATGGTGGAACAAAATGGGATTTAATTGAAGAATATACAAAATTTGCCAAAAGGAAATGGAGTAAAGATGTAGATAAACTTGAAGCTATTTCAGGAACCGGCATGAAGTCAAATAGTTTGAATCCTCAATATTCTTGGTTATGTTATGCTGATAGAGTAATTGGCGATGATCCACTTCGTGCAAAAATTTGGGAATTCAAAAAGATGGTTCGCGATTTGCTTAATAAATTAGCATTTTCAGAAGACGAAGATGATGCTATTGAAGTTGATCCGTTTACTGACGTTGATGAAGGTCTTCCTGTAATGGTTAAATACATGAAGAATCCTAATAAGAAAAAGGGTGAAAATTATTACGAAGTTTCGTTTCCCAAAAAAACATCTGCTCGTCCTTTGACTGATGATGAAATTGAATATTTTATGTCTTTGAAACCACTTACTGAAGTCATTTCAAAATATGGTATGAAAGATTTTGAAAAAGCTCTTGAAGGGCTACAAAATTTTGATGAAGAGCATGAAATTGAATTATTTGAAGATGACGATTGGTTGGAACATGTTGAAGAAATTAAAGCTCAATATGATGTTGAATCAGACGATGAAGATAGTAAATCTTTTAAGAAAAAAACTTCTAAAAAAGTCTTAAATAAAGAAGCAGACGAAGACGACGAAGAAGATGAAAAACCTGTAAAAAAATCTTCAAAACCTGCTGTTAAAAAAGTAGAAGTAGAGGAAGAAGAGGAAGAAGAGGAAGAAGATAAAGATATTTCAGATGAGCTTGATTTGGACGATCTTGATAGAGATGGTTTGAAGAAATATATCAAAGATAATGGACTTGAAATTTCTATTAAAAAATCTATGTCTGACGATGATATTCGGGAAGCTATTCTTGAAGTAAAATCAAATGAAAAAGAAGATGAGTATGAAGATGAAGAAGAAGAGCCAAAAGCAAAAGTTTCTCTGAGTGATATTCGCAAGAAACTTGCGGGCAAATAAAATAATTCATCTATTTGTTGTTGATTAATTTTAAACCAGCGATTGAAATATATCGTTGGTTTTATTTTATAAATGTTAAAAAAATATGAACAAAAATATTATTGATAAAATAGTACAAAAATTCAATAGCGAAGATATTATAAAATTTTCTGATAAAGACGGATTTAAAGACGTAAAAAGTTGGTCGCATACAGGTAGTCCTTCGCTTGATTATAATCTTCACACTTTTGGGTTACCTACTGGCATTATAGAAATTGCTGGAAAAAGTAGGAGTGGTAAAACAACTCTTGGATTAATGGGGATGAAATACTTTTTGAAGGAAAATCCGGAAGACGGAATAGCTGTTATTCTTTCAAGTGAAAATAGGGATAATAAAGAATATGCCTTGCAATTAGGAATGCCAATCAATAGGATAATCATTGTTAAAGTGAAATATGTTGAAGCTATGTTTATGCAAGTCAAAAAATTAATAATGGATGCCGACGAGATAATGAAAGAAATGAATATGAAACCTAAATTCTTTTTCATGTGGGATAGTCTCGGAGCAACTCTTTCTAAAGCAGAACTTGATACTATGGAGGAAAATACTAAACTAATGGAACAACAACTTCATAAAGGTACTGAAATTGAAGATATAAAATTGAAAAACGAAAAAATGATGTCTTTTGCTAAAGAATCTAAAAAATTCGCAAAGTCTATTATGTCTGAAATGTACACTCATGCTATTCATTTTGTAATTCTTAATCATCAATATGAACAAAGTACAATGGGCATTACAGTCAGAAAATCTACAGGAGGCGAGTGGGTAGAATTGCTTCCCTGTTTGAGGCTTTCTTTAAAACTTAAAGAACACGAAAAAATAGATGATGTGGAAATAGCTCAAATTACAGAAGTAAAAATTGTGAAAAATGATTTTGGCAGTCGTAAAAAAACTGATATAAGAATATTACTTGGATATGGCATAATTCTTTCACAAGAAGATATTGATTATGCTTGTGAAGTTGGAATAATTAAGAAAGAAGGAGCTAAAAAAATGATTTTCATGGATGGTAAATTAACTTGGAGTTCTCCAAGAGAATTATTTAAGAATTATTATGAACATAATAAATTTTTGACTATTTTACATAATAAAATTAGAAAATCTATGAAAAATGATTTAATTGAATTGCGTAACAATCTTATGAAATATGCCGATAATCAAGAAGAATAAAGTAAAAAATTTTAATTTAACAAAGTTTATTTTTTTTAAGGAGCGAAATTTTTTAAATAATACAAATGAATACGTATGAAAAAACAAGCTATCGGGATACTTGTAAATGATATTCATTTAGACAAAGACAATGGGGAGTTAGTGAAAAATATTTTCAATCAACTTATTAGTCTTTGTAAAGAATATAACACCAAAAGAATATTTTGTGGAGGAGATGTTTTTACAAATCGTTCCGGACAGCCTTTACAATGTTTAACTGATTGGAAGGATATATTACAATTATTGACTAATGAAAATATTGAATTACATATTATTCCAGGAAATCATGATAAAACTGATAGCGACGATGAAAAAAGTTATTTGGATGTTTATTCTGAGCCTTGCGTTAATCTTTATCGGTCTGGTGTTAGTAAGTTTATTGACGGTTGTGTCGTTACTTTTATACCTTATTTTAAAGATGAAAAATGGTTGGAAGAATATCAAAAAATTTTTAGTCAGATTAAAGAATATTTCGTTGAACATGATACAGATTGCTCTTGGCCTATGATATTAATAACTCATTCAGGTTTTGATGGAGTGGTAAATAACGATGGTACAAAAGTTTCATCTATTATTAAACCTTCTATGTTTGAAAATTGGACTAATGTTTTAATTGGACATTATCATAATGCTTCTAAATTAGCGGACAATGTTATATATACTGGTTCTGCTTATCAAAATAATTATGGAGAGAATATCACTGATAAAGGTTTTACGGTTGTATTCAATGACGGTTCAATTAAATTCGTTCCTTCTAAATTTCCCAAATATATCAAAGAAGTCATTGATGCTAATGATAAAGAGACTTTGATGAACTTGTTAGAGAAATACGAAGGAGAGGAGTTTGATCATATTCGTTTCATATTTAAGGGCAAAAAGACAGATTGTCAAAAAATCAATATTGCTGAAATACAAGGAAAGTATGGTATTGATTGTAAATTTGAATTAACTGAAACAACCGAAGCTATTGAGATATCTGAATCTGATAGCGTATTATCTTATAATAAGGAAGCAATAATAAAGGACTTTTTAAAGTTTTGCTCAGAAAATAATATAAAGAAAAGTAAATTTAAATATGGTTTTGATTTAATAAAAAAAATGAAAAATGTGGAATCCAATTAAAATTGAGATATACAATTTATTTTCTCATAAGGAGTCGATATATTATTTTAAGAATAATTCTTGCACTGTTATTTTCGGTAAAAATGAAACTGATAGAGGTTTGGAAAACAATGGCGCAGGTAAAACAACTTTATTGGAAGCAATTTGTATAGCTCTTACAAATGAAAGTTTAAGAACTATAAAAAAGGAAAGTTTCATCAATAGAGACGAAGACGATTGTAAAATTATTTTTGATCTTCACAATCCAGTTTTGAAAATGAAACTTAAAATTATTCGCCAATTTTTTCGTGGTAATAAACCTGTTAAGGTTGAGATATGGGAAAATGATGTTTTAAATAAACAAATTGTATCAGTAAATGAAGCAAATAAAAGAGTTCTTGAACTCATTGGAATAAGCCGTGAAGATTTATTAAGATATTTTATAATTAGCCAAGATAATCATTATACTTTTTTTACAGCAAGCGATTCTGATAAAAAGGAAATAATGAATAGAATAACTTCGGCTGATATGATTAATCCTATAATTGAAGAACTCGATTTGAGATACAAAGAAAATAACGTTAAATACAAAGATATTAATGATAAGATAAGTAAGTTATCAGATAAAAGGGAATTACTTGATGAGCAAAGACGGGAAGTCCTTGCTAATGATAATACCGATGAAGAATTAAAGGAATTATCCGATAAAATAATAGAAGCTGAAGAAAATGTTGATAAAATTGATAATGATTTGAAAAAGTGGAATAAGATTATAGAAGAAAAAGATGCACAAATTAAATCAATAACAGTCGAAGATACAACTCAGTTTAAAAAAGATCGAAAGAAGTTGAAAGAAGAGATAGAAGAAATTGAGTTAGAACTTTCTGATAATAAAAAAACAGAAAAGAAACTTAAAGCTGAACTTGAAGATACAATAATTTGTCCTAAATGTAATTATGAATTTATTCATGAATCAGAGTTGAAATTATCTGTTGAAGATATAAAATTATTGTTGAAAGAAATCGAATCTGAAATTAAGGAACAAATTAAAATATATAAATCAAAAGATATAAAACTTAAAAATTTGAATGAAAAAATTAAGGAATATGAAATAGCTGAAGAACTTGTTGTAGAAATTGAAGAAGAAAAATCAGATTATAAAAGAAAAATTAAGAACAAAACTCAAGACCGTATTGAGTTGCTTGAAAAAATAGATAAATGGGAGAATGAAAAGAAAACTATCAAGAAACGAAAGAAAGATGATAAATTGCTTAACAGTTTAAACGAACGTATAGACGAATGTGATAAAGATATAGAGCAATTAGCTAAAAATTTATTACCAATTACCGAAGAGATAGAGACAATTAAGTTTTGGCAGTTCAATATGGGACGTTCAGGATTTATGACTTATCTTGCTAATAAATCAATAAAAATAATTGAAGGAATTACAAATAGTTATTTAAGAAAATTTAATGTTGATATTTCTGTTTTTATAAATGGATTTACTGTTTTAAAATCAGGAGAAGTGAGAGAAAAAATTGATGTGTTCGTTTTGAATGATGGTGTGACAGCAGAACAATTTATGTCTAAGTCAGGCGGAGAAAGAGATCGTATTACATTAGCTGGTGTTATTGGTATTCAGCACTTAATTAATCTTTCAACAAATGGCAGAGGTTTAAATTTATTATTGTTAGATGAATGTTTTCATGGAATGGACAGTAAGGGTCAAGAAAATATTATCAAAATATTTGAAAAAATGGGCATAACTATTTTAATGATAACACAGAATGTTAGTGAATCTTTTAATAATGAAAACACATTATATGTAATTAAAGAAAATGATGTAAGCAGATACATAAAAAAATAATTAAATATTATATGGAAGATAAAGAGTGGATAAAATTCTTAAAAGATAGAAAAATCATAGCGATCGATCCAGGAAAAGAAGGTGGAATTGTCGTTTTTTCTTTAGATAAAAATGAATTTATTGAAGTTATTCATATGCCTGAAACAACTCAATTTTTAGAAGAGTTTTTGAATAAATACAAAAATAATTCTATTTGTTATCTTGAAAAAGTAGGCGGACTGCCAGGAATGGGAGGTTCATCCATGTTCAATTTTGGTAAGGGATTTGGACATCTGGAAATGGCTTTAATTTGTAAAAAGATACCTACTATGGAAGTAACGCCTCAGAAGTGGCAGAAAGAGTTACAATTGGGCACGAAAGGGAAAAGAACTACTAACCAGTGGAAAACTAAATTAATGGAACGTGCTCAACAGTTGTATCCAAGTGTAGGGATTAAATTCAAATTTAAAACAAAACAAGATTGGACAAGAGTTTCTGACGCTCTTTTGATTTTATATTATGCTTTATTAATAGAAAAACATAAATAGATATGAGTAAATTTGTTTGCAATAATTCAAAATGTGTTAAATATGGAATTGAAGAAGAATATCTAACCAATTCATATAAAATGGTAGATGGAGAATTATTAAGTAATAATGCTCCTTGTCCTTCATGCGGTAAAATTAGAGAAGAAATTAATTTAAATCAAAATATTCCATTATCTGAAAAAAATATTGATATTGGTAGATATTCTTCAGCATCTCCAGAAGATAAAAAAAATATCTTGAAAAAACGTTCTCACGAACATTTTGAAAAGGAAATAAAACCCTTTAAGGAGTTTAAATTACAAGACACAATCAAAAATTTTAAAAACGCAGAAAAAAAATAATAGCTATGAGTTTAGAGAGTGTTTATTTCAAAAAAGATTATCATTATAAAGCTAAATTTGTAAACAAATGTATTGCTATTATAAGATTCTCAAAAGATGAAAAAAGAGTTAATGCTTACAAAAATTTAGTTTTTAAAATGATGAAAGATATTGTGAAAAAAAATATCTCTAATTATCTAAAATTGTTAAAAAATACTTATAGAAAGGAAACACTCCCAGAAAGAGACGAGTTGGTTGCTGATTGTTATATCATCTTTGATAATTGTTTAAATAAATACATTATAAACAAAAAATATAATTTTTATTTCTATTTTAATAAATCTTTATCAAGAAATTTTTTTAGAAAATATCAAAAAGAAATGCAAAGAAATAATGGAGTAGAAATAACAGAAGCGTTGGTAGCAGTTAATTGCGAGTTTCATGACAATAGTAAACCTGATACTACAGAATTATTGATGATTCATTTAGGTTTAGTTGAATTAGAAATTAGAATTTGTAGATCAAGAATGTTGGGACAAAAAATGTCGGAATTTTTAGAAGAAAATATTGATGTAACAAACAATCAATATTTGAAGAGTTTAAAAAAAATAAAGAAAGTTTTAATAACATTTCAAGAAAATAAGGAGATATAAAAATGAGCGAAATTAATATTTTTCAAAAAGCAATTGAACAACTTATAATGGAAGGATATACAATTTTACAAATTGTTATTCCCAACGGTGATATCTTATATTTCAATGTATATAAGTGGCAGGAAGGTTATTTTAATACTGCGCAGTCTATTGACTTTAACACAGTAGAAGGCGTAAACATAACAGAGTTTATCACAAAAAATGCTTCGCAATGTATTAATAGAACCAATTTTATTTCTTTATTTAATAAAGTAATGGAAGAAGGAATTGTGGTGCGTTGTGAATTTACAAAAGATTCAACTTGGTATAAGTGGAGTTCAGCAGGCGTTAATAAGAAATATTGATTATAAATGAAAACATCAAAATATCAAGAAGCAATTTATAAAACATTTCAATTAACAAATAAAAACATTAATATATCGGCAGTAGCAGGTTCAGGAAAAACCACTGTATTATTAGAATTATTAAAATATATTCCTGATAATGAAAGTTCTTTGTTTCTTGCTTTCAACAATTCAATCGTTGATGAATTAAAAGAAAGAAATAAAAGAATAGATGTTAAGATAATGACTATACATTCTTGCGGATGGCGTTTAATACTTCATAGATATGGCGGAAAAATTAAAATGAATCCAAATAAAACTTTATCAAAAACTGAAAAAGTTTTAAGGGAATTTGAAATACCAGAAAAGAAGCGTGGATATTTTTTTTATATTATTCCTAAGATATTGGATTTAATGAGATCTAATTTATCTGATAATTCAGTAGAAAGTATTATTGAATTAACAAATCATTACGATGTAAACATAGAAGAAGACGATATAAAAATGGTTATGAAAGCATTTGAGTATCTCATAAAAGATAAAACTCAATTTGATTTCATGGACATGATATATATTCCAGTAACTGATACTTCAATTCGTTTTGAGAGGTTTAATTATGTGTTTTGTGATGAAAGTCAAGATTTCTCTTTGGCTCAGCATGAATTTATAAAAAATTGTTTAAATAGAAAAGGAAGACTTGTGACTGTAGGAGATAAAAGGCAAGCGATATACGGATTTGCAGGAGCAGACGCAGAAAGTTACGATCGACTTTCTAATATTAATGGGAAAGCGATTAAACTGCCTTTGAGCGTGTCTTATAGATGTGCAATTGATATTGTAAAGGAAGCTCAAAAAATAGTTCCGGAAATATCATACGCTCCTAATGCTATTAAAGGGGTTGTAAAAGATGGTAGTTTGACAGAAATAGAACAAGGAGATTGGATTTTATGTAGAAATTTAAAACCTTTGGTTCAAACATATTTATGGTTAACAAAAAATCAAATAAAATCAAAAATTAGAGGGAAAGACATTGGAGAAGGTATTCTTGTTTTAATAAATAAAACAGGAGCTAAAACAATAAATGGTTTGTTTTCTATGCTTGATATTGAAAAGGATAAACTTTTGCATAAACTTGAAAAAAGAGGTTTTAAACGTCCAAGTTTACATCCTAAAATGGAAGCGCTTCAACAAAAAATAGAAGTAATTGAATGTCTTTGTGAAGAAACAGAAAGTGTATCTGAACTAAAAAAATTGATTAACAATATATTTTCAAATGATATTAAGGGGATAATTTTAAGCACTATACATAAATCTAAAGGACTGGAGAATGATCGTATATTCTTTTTAATTCCTGAATTAATTCCGAGTAAATATGCAACTCAACCTTGGCAGTATGAACAAGAGCAAAATCTTCGTTATGTTGCAATTACCAGAGCAAAGAAAGAATTAATTTATGTTTGGACTCCCATGTTCAATAATGATTTACAAGCCAAAGTTTTTATATGAAAAAAATAGTGTGTTATGAAAACAAAAATTGAAATTAATAGCGTTTGGGGTTCGGTGATTTTTGAATATGAAAAAGAGAATAATTCAATTTCTGAAACTGTTAAAGAGTATATTAGAAAGGAACTATCGTCTGGTAAAGATTATGCTAATTTGAGTTTTGCTAATTTGAGTTTTGCTAATTTGAGTTCTGTTGATTTGAGTTCTGTTGATTTGAGTTTTGCTAATTTGAGTTTTGCTAATTTGAGTTTTGCTAATTTGAGTTTTGCTAATTTATATTCTGCTAATTTGAGTTTTGCTGATTTGAGTTTTGCTAATTTACGTTCTATCGATTTACGTTTTGCTAATTTGAGTTCTGTTGAGAATCTGATATATTCAGCTTGTTATTTTT